AGAGTGACCGAACCACAGGGGGTCCGGTCACTCAGACCAGTTACATCAAGTAGGTGAACTGGTCTTGGGGCGGCCAGGCGGCGCAGCGCCGCTTGGACGCCCCTTAAATCGCCTCCAAAGGAGTCAAAAATGAAGCGACGAAAGATGAATCGAAGGAAGAGCAAAAAGCTCTTCAGCCGCACAGCGAGCAAAACACACGGAAAAAACATACAAACACGACCCATGAGGGGAGGCTATCGCCTCTAAAAATGCCGTGTTATCACCCCATCACGGGATGGAGAACAATCAAAGGGACGGTGGTGTTTGGCCTCGCGGGGCCAGACACCACCACCGAACGCTTACAGGTACCCTGTGGACAATGTATCGGATGCCGACTAGAACGGAGCCGACAGTGGGCAATCCGCTGCGTACACGAGGCCACACTTCACAAGGAAAACGCATTCATCACGCTGACCTACGACCAGGAGCACTTACCCCCCGACGGGGGTCTCGTAAAAAAGCATTGGCAAAACTTCGCCAAGGCCGTCAGGAGACACCTCGATGACGAGACGAAACAAACTAATACTCATCGCCGTACTTTCCGCTATTTCCATTGCGGCGAGTACGGTGATGAGTACGGAAGACCTCACTACCATGCAGCGATCTTTGGAATCGATTTTTCAGGTGATCGAAAAATATGGCAGGTGAGAAACAACCAGGAGCTCTACGTCTCGCCGTTGCTCGAAAAGCTCTGGGGGCGTGGATTCTGCACCGTTGGAGAACTCACGTTCGACAGCGCCGCCTACGTCGCTCGATACGTGATGAAAAAAATCAACGGACCCAAGGCAGAAGAACACTACCAAAGAATCAACAAAAAAACGGGAGAGACCTGGACGGTCCAACCCGAATACACCACCATGAGCCGAAACAAAGGTATAGGCCACGGATGGATCGAAAAATACAACACAGAAGTCAGAGAATCGGATGCAGTACTCATGAATGGAAAGGAACTAAAACCACCGATATTCTATGACAAACACTACGAAATAAACGATCCTCACGGATACGAAAAAATGAAAGAAAACAGAAAACGCAAAGCGATAAAAAACAAGGAGAATTACACTCCAAAAAAACTACACATAAAAGAGAAAATTACACAAATAAAAATGAAACAACTTGTGAGACAACTAGAATAAAACGAAAAACTAGGAATAACACAAAGTAAATAAATATAAGAATAACACAAAGTAAATAAATATCAGATAACGCTTTACGCCTACATCGCCGCTGACACGGCTCCGGCGAAAAGCTCAGGAGGGGGGGTTTAAAATAAACAATAAAAAATAAAAATTAAAAACTAACTAACACGCATCAAAACACTCAAAAACAAAAAAACAAACTAAGAGGCTTCAGGAAAACAACCCGGAAGCAATAAGGGAAAAAAAGGTAACCAAAAGATGAACATCTATACAATCTACGATTCAAAGGCAGAGGCCTACCTAACACCGTTCTTCACAGACACGGACGCGACCGCGGTGAGAATCTTCACCAGCGCCGCTACAGACGAAAAACACCACTTCCACAAATACGCAGAGGACTACACACTCTTCGCTATCGGGATGTGGGATGAGAAACAAGGGGCGCTCATACCTGAGATCGCTCCTCGAAGCATCATCAACGCAATCAGCATCAAAACCATCACCAACACAGAAGGAATCTAACATGGCGAAAACAGGAACAGGCTACGGAACCACCAAGGGGCAACACTCATTCGCACAAGTCCCGCACGCGGACATCCAGCGCAGCACATTCGATCGGAGCTGCGGGAGAAAGTCTACATTCAATGCCGGCGACCTCGTCCCCGTCTTCATCGACGAGGCACTACCCGGCGACACGATGTCTATGCACATGACGACGTTCGCTAGAATCTCAACGCTACTCTTCCCGATCATGGACAACATCTACCTCGACGTCTTCTTCTTCTCGGTACCCAACCGTCTCGTATGGGATAACTGGGAAAAATTCAACGGAGCCCAAGACGCTCCCGGAGATGACACTTCGTTCCTCATACCTACGTTGACCGCGGCCGGCGCAGGCTTCGGGGAGGGAAGCCTCAGCGACCACTTCGCGATGCCCACCTTGGTGGCCGGCCTCGAGGTCAACTCGCTCTTTCACAGAGCGTACAACCTCATCTTCAACGAATGGTTCAGGGACGAAAACCTCCAGGACCCCTCGGTCGTCGACAAGGACGACGGACCGGATACGGAGAGCGATTACGCAAACCTACTCAAGAGGGGAAAGAGACACGATTACTTCACTAGCTGCCTGCCCTGGCCGCAGAAGGGCGACGCCGTCGAGCTCCCGCTCGGAACCTCCGCTCCGCTCACGATCACCGCAGACGGAACCAATCCTCCCACTTGGGAAAACGCTGGAGGAGACGCTGGCGCCCTACAATTCGCCAGCGGTACTGGCGTCGGCGCTAACTTCGAACTCCCCGGTTCCCCAACTACAAATGTGAACCTCTACTGGAATGAACCCAATCTCTCCGGTATCGCTGACCTCAGCTCGGCCACGGCTTCAACGATCAATGCGCTCCGACAGGCATTCCAAATCCAGCGACTGCTGGAGCGCGATGCCAGGGGCGGGACAAGGTATACCGAGATCCTCAAAGCTCACTTCGGAGTCACCAGTCCCGACGGACGCTTGCAACGCCCGGAGTATCTTGGGGGGGGAATTACCCCACTCCTACTGACACCGGTCGCCGCCACCATCCAAAACGCCAACGTCGACCTGGGCGACCTCGCTTCGTACGGGATCGCAGCGGGCTCCAACGTAGGATTCACAAAGTCCTTCACGGAGCACTGTCTCATTATCGGGATGGTATCGGCCAGAGCCGATCTCAACTACCAGCAAGGCCTGGAACGAATGCACAGTCGCCAAACGCGCTATGACTACTACTGGCCCGCATTGAGCCATATCGGGGAGCAGGCCGTCCTGAATAAGGAAATCTACGCCGACGCATCGGCAACGGACGAGCTGACCTTCGGATACCAGGAACGGTATGCGGAATATCGCTACAAGCCCAGCACAATCACGGGCCGGCTCCGTTCTAACTACAGCGCGAGCCTCGATGCATGGCACCTGGCGCAAGACTTCGCGACGCTGCCCGTACTCGACTTCCAATTCATAAAGGAAAATCCTCCTATGGACAGAATTCGCGTCGTCCCTGACGAACCCGACTTCATCTTCGATGCGTACTTCAAGTACAAGTCCACCAGGCCGATGCCGACATACTCAGTACCCGGCATGATCGACCACTTCTAATGTGGGGAGCCCTCGCTGGATTGGCCGGATCAGCGATATCCGCTGGCGTCAACTACAAGATCGCCATGAGACAAATGGACTTCCAAGAGCGGATGTCCAATACGGCTTACCAGCGACAAATGGAGGACATGAGAAAAGCCGGACTCAACCCTCTCTTCGCTGGGAAGATGGGAGGATCTACTACACCACCAGGCTCTGCGATCCCTATGGGCGACCTCGGGGCCACTCTAGGATCCGCAGGACAAAAATTCCAACAAGCTGCTACCGCTCGTCAGCAGCAGAGGTTGCTCAAAGCGCAAACCGACAAATCAAAATCGGAAAACTTCCTCCTACAACAGCAATTTCCCGAAGCGATTACAAAAGGAAACATTTGGCGAATACCTGAGAAAGCTACTTCAGCAGGACGAAAATACATTGAAGGAGGCCAAAATCCAGTCGAACGAACATGGCCTGGAATGTACAAAAAATTCTTTCCAGACACCAAACCCAAGAAACACAAACGAAAAGATCTAGGCAAAGGGACCGACATCTTCGGTGATTACGATTACCGATAACAGGAGAACTCAAAATGGCAGAAGAAACGATCGCTAGACGAAAGCAAAACCGTCCTCGACAAACCATCTCTTTCGATGGACCTGGTCGAGTTCGCCAGTCCGAAACCGACGACGCCGATATCAACAAAATCATGGGCAAATTCAGAGCGACTGGAGTCGTCAACCACATAAATCTCAAACGACCTGTATACGAAGATTTCAGCAACGCCGTCGACTATATGACGGCAAGAAACGCGCTACTCGCAGCTGACAATATCTTCAAGTCTCTACCCGCTAGAGTCAGAAAGGAATGCGAAAACGACCCGGCGAAACTCATCGCCCTGGTCGAAAATCCCGAGAACGAAACGCTGCTACAGGACCTCGGACTGATCAATCCGGTAGAAACACGAGAAGAGCCAGAAGAAAAACCCCCGGAGGTTACCCCGGGGGAAGAGTGACCGAACCACAGGGGGTCCGGTCACTCAGACCAGTTACATCAAGTAGGTGAACTGGTCTTGGGGCGGCCAGGCGGCGCAGCGCCG